CTGCAAGAATACTATGTGCAGAGCTGCAACCACTATCTCAACAAGCACTTTTTTGATATAGGTCGTCATCCCAAACTGCAATGGTTGTGCGCCACAGCCATGAGTCCAGGTATGGGATCCATGAGACATCCCTGGATCGCTCCCAAGAAAAAGACGGCAGGACTCAGTGCCAAGCGCCGTGCCTTGATGGAAATCTATCCTACCTACAAGGATGACGAAATTGACCTAATGGCACAATTGGTCACACAGAAAGAACTAGACGCATACAATCGAGACGCAGGCAACACCACGAAGTAATCAGCATGACTCATGTGTGCGAATATTGTAAAAAAGAGTTTGTGAGAGAAACCTCTATCCAAGCGCACATGTGCGAGCCTAAGCGCCGGCGCCGCGAGCGCGACGAACCGGGGCCAAGACTGGGGTTCCAGGCCTACATACGCTTTTATGAAAGCATGGCAGGATCTGCCAGAAACAAAACACACGATACCTTTTGTGAAAGCAGTTATTATCGTGCGTTTGTGAAGTTTGGACATTATTGTGTGAACACACGAGTGATCAATCCAGACAAGTTCATGGCCTGGCTGTTGAAACACAATCGCAAAATCGATCACTGGTGCAGCGACAAGGTGTATACTGAATATCTAGTGGATCATCTAAAAGTAGAAGCAGTGGATGATGCACTCACACGAGCCATAGAGTTTGGCATGGACTGGTCGGAAAAAAATGCCAGCCCTGCACATGATTGCATGAGATATGGCAACACCAATGTGTTGTGCTATGCTGTGACCGCAGGCAGAATAAGTCCCTGGGTGATTTACAATTCGGAATCGGGGCAGAAGTTCCTGAGCGAACTAGATGCCACACAGGTTGCCATGATCTGGCCCTATATTGACAGCGATGCCTGGCAACAGCGATTTCAGGATAGACCTCAGGATCAGGCCTATGCCAAGAACATTTTGAAACAAGCAGGATGGTAACATGATCACAAATATTTACGGAACAAGTCCATATATCACAGTATCAAGCCCTGCTAATGGACCATACATCAGTCCAGGCGCCGCCAGTGCTGGCCTGATGCGATACCACAACAATCAAACACAGGTGTATGATGGCAATGCCTGGCTTGCCATTGGCAGCACATCTAGTGTGGGTCTTACCGCCATGGCTGACGAAGCACTTGCCTGGGCAATAAAAAAGATGGCACAAGAGCAAGCAGCCCAGGTGTTGGCAGAAAAGCATCCTGCTGTGGCCGATGCACTGGACGCTGTGCGTCTAGCTGAACAACAATTGCAAACCGTTGTGGCCTTGTGTACAGTATGAGCGCAGACATTGACATTGACTTTGCTGATCGCGAGCACGTACTCAAACTGATTCAGCACACACCTGCACGACAGATAGTTGATGGACGACCCAGACGTCACAATTCGGGAGTGTATGTCACAGACATTCCACAAGATCCGGTGAATCACTGTGCTGCCATAGACTACGAGTCAGCAGAATCTCGTGGCTACTTCAAACTGGACTTTCTAAACATGAGTGTGTATCAGTTGATTCAGAATCCCGAGCACTACGAAGCTGTACTGGCTGCTACTCCACCCTGGGCAAGACTATGGCAAGATCCTGAATGGGCTAGACAGTTGGTTCACGTGGGCAATTATGGCCATCTACTGGCGACCATGAGACCAGACAGCATACCTAGAATGGCTGCATTTATATCGATCATACGTCCAGGCAAGGCGCACTTGCAGGGCTCAGATTGGTCCACGGTGTTTGATTCGGTCTGGGATGGCGATATCAGTCGGGGCTACACATTCAAGAAAGCACATGCCCTGGGATATGCAGCTCTAGTGGCCTTGCACATGAATCTACTGGCGTAACAATTAGTCTATACGCCGTACCAGGGTGATTGATTTGCGCTTGCCTTTTCTGCGGGCAATGTCATTTAGGCTGCACACAGGGCCGTGCAAGATTTCTAGATCTTTGTTGACAAATGTACGAAGGCACAGGCGAAATTCATCCCATTCGCCGCGAAGAAATATGTTGATGGGAATACTCCTGTTGCTCTCCCACCACCAGGTGTTGGCCAAATCAAGATAGCGTCGTTTCTGCTCTGAATCTTTGACTGTACCAAAGTCATAGATGGTGGTAATGACGTCATCTCTGTTTTGCACAATCCCCACATATTCATTGCTGGCGTAAACGCACAGAGTGATAAACGGATATTTGTCGGCTAGTGTTTGAAATAAGTCTTTGCCCATATAGTATTAGTTTGGATATTTATACCAAGGTGCCTAAGGTAAATATTGTTTGGAGCGTCCTATGTATTCAACCCCTGTTTATCTTTACCAGCAAGTTCAAAGAATTTTATTAATAGATACCAGCGGCGCTTATTTTGACCGGAGGTGGGACCCTGTGTATGCAAAAAAATTAACCGTCAACAAAGGTGTTGACAATGTGATCTTGTTTGAATTTGTGAATCAAGATCAAAAACCTGTGAATATCACAGGGTCGGCCCTGAAGTTCAGACTGATCAACTTGGCCGGCGACAAGCAGCTGATTGAAAAAGAAATGGTCATAATCAATGCTCAATACGGTCGTGCCAAGGTCACACTCACTGCTGCAGAAACCACAGAGTTCCCTGCAGAACCTTCGAGCTATGCAATTGAACGTGCCAGCGGCAATCTAGTGGAAGCTGTGTTTGTGGATGCTCAGGCTCTGGCCCGTGCCGATGTGGACATTGTGGATTCTGTGCAGCCACAGTTTGTGCCCAGCGGCCTGTTAAGTATTCCTACCATTTACGGTCCTGAAGTGTATATAAATCCTGTGCTACAGGGCAATTACCCTGACTGGGCACTCAACCCACCACCGGGCAACATCAATGCAAATCCTCAGAGATACTCAAGTTTTGTATCAACCACAGGTGCAAGCCTGACCACTTTCCAGTTGGAAATGGATCATTACACAGGCAACATCAAGGCACAGGCAGCCGAAAATTATGAATCACTCTGGGCAGATGTGTCAGATATCTATCAATACTACAATCGTACCGGAACAGAACCTATCACAGTGCCAGGATATCATCCTTTGCTGCGTCTGAGTCTTGACTCCTATCCCGGCACAGCACAAATTCAACTGGCCACAGCCACAGCATATGGAGCAAATGGAGTGATCACTTCTATCGCAGTGAATCAAGGCGGTTACGGATATCTGGCACCACCCAGAGTCAACATCATTGGACTGGGTGCCGGCGCTGTGGCTGAAGCGGAAATTACTGGTACCTCAGTATCTGCCATAAATGTTATAAACGGCGGATCAGGATATGTGCTCAATCCTGCCACTAATCAAGTGGCTGCAATAAGCATCAATACCGGAGTCGTAACAAGCATTTTAGTTAGATGAAATTTAAAAAAATTGTAGGGTTTGGTGATTCCTGGATGTTTGGCGACGAGCTGCTGGATCCTGAATTGCAACAGCAACACTCTGATGCACACCCGTGCTGGCATCAGAACAACGTCTATCGTGACAGTCATAACTTTCTGGGCCTTGTGGCACAACACTACGGTGTACCAATGGAGAACTTTGGAATTGCTGGCGGCAGCATGCAAAGTTCCATGTGGACATTTCTATGGTGGCTGGATCACGAGCCTGAACCAGAACAATGCCTGGTCTTGATCGGGCACACCGATTCGGACCGCCTGAGTTTTTACAATCCCAACCATGTGAGTTATGCCAACGATCCGCCCTGGAACAAATTCATACACTCAACCTGGGTAGAATTTGGCAGCAGCGTGGTTCCACAAGAATTTAGAAACATGGTCAAACAACAACTGGTACTGACCAATTGTTCAGAATTGGCCAGGCTAAATTATCAGCAAACCCTGCTGAGCTTTGATGGTATCGCTGCTCGCCGCAGCCTTCAAATGATGCAGTTCCAGATCATGCCCGAAGATATCAGCTTGAATCTACCTACTCAGATATGGCCCGGCTTCTCTACCACCATGTGGTTTCGCAATCATCCGGGCAATCAAAAAAGAGAACTGATCATGCCCGGAGGTCATCCCAACGAAATTGGGCATAAAATGATTGCAGACAAGTTGATTTCTACCATAGATGATGCTACAATATAAGAATGCTGGACATTCTTGGATACCTACCTACTAGACGAAAATCTAGTGCATCGGGCTGGATCAGTTTCAATGCTGTGTGCTGCGAACACAATGGCGATCGCCCAGATCGCAGAAGCCGCGGCGGCCTTAAAACATCTGAACAAGGTTGGAGTTATCACTGCTTCAACTGCAACTACACCGCTAGCTTTATCCTTGGCCGTACTGTAAGTTTCAAGGCCCGCAGGCTCTTGAGCTGGATGGGTGTGCCCGAACGTGAAATAGAAATGTTGAATCTTGAAAGCCTGCGGCACAAAAGCATACACGGCATTCTAGATGATAGACAACGCACCGTGGATATTTTATCAGATATCAAGTTTGAAGAACGCGACTTGCCGCCATTTGCTGAACTGATTGGTAGCACAGGACTGCATCGCGACTATGTGCGGTCAAGATGTGTACCCGATGATTATCCCGTGATGACACAAACAAATCCAGAAGCCTGGCCCAGTCGTGATCAAGTGATCATACCATTCACACATCACAACAGCATTGTGGGACACACTGTTAGATTCCTGGATGATCATAATCCGCGCTACATCAATGACATGCAGCCGGGCTATGTGTTTGGCACAGATCTACAGCGATCAGACTGGACTCAGGTGATTGTAACCGAAGGCATCTTTGACGCACTCAGCATTGGTGGTGTTGCCTTAATGCACAGCACCATAAGTGATGCTCAGGCTAGATTGATTCGCAACCTTGGGAAAGAAATCACAGTAGTACCTGATCAAGACACAGCAGGCATGGAACTAGTGGATCGTGCAGTAGAACTGGGCTGGGCTGTGAGCATGCCTGCCTGGACCGAGGGTGTCAAAGATGTCAACGATGCTGTCAAACTATATGGACGCCTGGGTACATTGCTAACTATAATGCAATCAAGAGAAACCAGTAGAATTAAAATTGAACTAAAGAAGAAGCAACTTGTCAAGCGAATTCAAAAATAAGATGTTACAGCAATCAATTGACAATGCAGTGCTGGTTAAGTCAGATTTATGGACAGTGTGCAATGTGTTTGATGACGCCACGTTGGACAATATTTTAGCACGGCTTGAACTTGAAACAGAATGGGCCTTGTTTGAAAAACAAGAAAATCTGCCAAGAGTATGCTTGCCATGGAACTCAGATGGATTACTTAGTGAAATATGGTCAATGGCTGACGAGTTAGATTTTTCTAACTATGGACTCAAGTTTAAAACGGTCACAGTATGGAAGGATTCGGCCGGTTACAAAATAGGGCCGCACAAAGACAATGACCGGGTAGTAGCGGCTATGCAAATTTATCTAAACAATGGCCCAGAAAATTTAGGAACATGGTTTGAAGATACTGAAATCCCGTTTGTAAAAAATACAGGATACATTATGAAAAACAAAAATAAGATACTTCATGGCATGAAGCATGGTGTTCCTGTCGGCACAACTAGATATAGTTTGTATGCTTGGTTTGATTTGATTTAAGGAAAAGAATTTTGTTAAAAGACTACGGAATTGATGTACAACGATTATTTTTAGAAATGATGCTGGAGGATGCTGCCAGCTATGTGCGTGTGCAGAACATTTACAATCCAGAAAATTTTGATCGCAATCTAAGAACCGCAGCGGCGTTTATCAAAGAGCACTCGGAACAGTTCAAGACCCTGCCAGATCGATCGCAGATTGCCGCAGCCACAGGCATCAAGTTGAATGCAGTGCCAGATCTCAACGAAGGTCACTATGACTGGTTCATGACCGAGTTTGAAGCATTTACACGGCGTCAGGAACTGGAACGTGCTATCTTGAAAGCAGCAGACTTGTTGGAAAAGGGCGACTATGATCCTGTGGAGAAACTGATCAAGGATGCTGTGCAGATCAGCTTGACCAAGGACATGGGCACAGATTACTTTGCTGATCCAGCAGCCAGGATCAACAAGTATTTCAATTCGGGTGGACAAGTGTCAACAGGTTGGCCACAGATGGATCGGCTGCTGTATGGTGGATTCAGTCGTGGTGAGCTGAACATCTTTGCAGGCGGTTCGGGCTCGGGCAAGAGTCTTGTGATGATGAACATTGCACTAAACTGGTTGCAGCAGGGCATGAGTGGCGTGTATATCACACTGGAACTCAGCGAAGAACTCACCAGCTTGAGAACAGATGCCATGCTCACCAACATGAGCACCAAGGACATACGCCGTGACATTGATTCGACAGAACTCAAGGTCAAGATGGTGGCCAAGAAATCTGGACAGTATCGTGTGAAAGGCCTGCCAGCTCAGAGCAATGTGAATGATATCCGTGCATACCTGAAAGAAGTGCAGATACAAACAGGCATCCGAGTGGACTTTGTGATGGTGGACTATCTTGACCTGGTGATGCCTGTGAGTGCCAAGGTCAGCCCCAACGACCTGTTTGTGAAAGACAAGTATGTGTCGGAAGAGCTGCGCAACTTGGCCAAGGAACTGGGCATTTTGTTGGTCACAGCCAGTCAGTTGAACAGATCAGCAGTGGAAGAAATGGAATTTGATCACAGCCACATTTCAGGTGGTATCAGCAAAATCAACACAGCAGACAATGTGTTTGGTATCTTTACCAGTCGCTCCATGAAAGAGCGCGGCAAGTATCAGATACAGTGCATGAAATCTCGAAGCTCGACCGGCGTTGGTCAAAAAATTGATCTGGAGTACAACATTGAAACCATGCGCATTACTGATGAAGGTGGGGACGAAAACGGTCATAACAAACCACAAAGTTCAATCATGGACTCGATCAAGGCCCGCAGTCAAGTCGCGGCTGCTGACAGCGGCAGTAGTTCTCAGCCCTGGGAAAAGCCCAGACCACGAGAAGGACATGATCCTTTAAGCGGCCGAGTCACAGCAGATGTGCAAAGCAACAAACTCAAGCAGTTGCTGGGACAGATCAAAGCATCATAAAATGTATAATCTTGCCGACATCCGTCATTTACATTTAGAAATTTCTAGTTTGTGTAATGCGGCCTGTCCATTATGCCCTAGAAATTTTTATGGATATGAATTCAATGATGGATACATTGAACACAACATGACTCTGTCAGAAGCAAAGCAAATTTTTCAACCCAACTTTGTACAACAACTTGATGAAATGTGCATAAATGGAAATTTTGGCGACGCTGTAATGAATCCTGACACCGTAGAAATTATCAAGTATTTTAAATCTTGTTCAAGCACTTTAAAAATTCTGATAAGTACCAACGCAGGTGCAAGGAACAAAGAGTATTGGCAAGCGTTGGCAGCACTCAGAGTTGAGATATCTTTTTGTATTGATGGGTTAGAAGATACTCATGATCTGTACAGACAAAATATCCGGTACTCAACCGTGATTCAAAATGCTAAAATTTTTATTGAAGCAGGCGGGCATGCTGTTTGGAAAATGATTGATTTTGATCACAACCAACATCAGCAGGCAACAGCAAAAACACTTAGTCAACAAATGGGGTTTAGACAATTTCAGCTGGTGGACCACGGACGAAATCAAGCACCTGTGTTCAACAAAAATAAACAATTATCTCACCAGATTGGTAATCCTGTTATAGTTGAATTTGATCGACTATGGAAATCACGCACCCAGGACACAGTGTTATTGGAAGATATTGTGTCAGACAGAATTCCAAAAAATATACAATGTCGAGTCAAAAAACAAAAATCAATATATATTTCTAGTACCGGAGATGCATATCCTTGTTGTTTCTTAGGATTTAACCCTAAGACATATGGGCATGGAAACTATCATGAGGCCGCAAACGCACAATTCCGTGATTTGATTCAAGAAAACAATGCACTTGAATACAGTTTAGAACATTGTATTGAGTGGTTTAATTCTATTGAAAAAACTTGGACAATGCCAACATTTGACACAGGAAGACTGGTCATCTGCAATGATGTCTGTGGCGCAGAATTAAATAAATAACTCAAAGGCCCGTGAACGCAATGCAAAAACGCACTCGTAGTTTGTTAGAAGAATTAGATTCCATGTATATCGAGCGTGAGCGCGATCTAGTGATTGAGAGTCGTGCATCCAATGTCATAGCCAGTGCCATCAATTTGCTGGAGCAAATTGACGCCATATACACACCTGAACAAGCAGAAAATTTAACCCGTAAACTGCTGAATTCTATCCGCACACGGGATGCAGGACGTTTTGCTAGAACCGTTAGAAAAACGCCAACAAGCACATAAACTCAACAGGATCAAGATGAAAATTTTTGAAGGCGGTAATGT